TCCGACAGCCGGGTCGCCGGCATCGACAAGAATTGGCGGCTGATCATCAAGGGCAAGTCGTATTTTTGCCCCGCGCCGTACTCGGACGGCGCGGGCTGGGCGACGCTCTGGCTGGCCGACAGTCTGGACGATCCAACCGAAGCGGAGGTCGTGAGCGGTGGCAGCCAGTGGCGTTAGTTTTCAGCTGAATTTCGCCCGCGAAATCACGCGGGTTACTGCGCAGATACAGGCCACGCCGGAGCAGCTGAAGAAGGCCGGCGACCGAGCCCGAAAAAAAACCATGAGCTGGCTGTCGACGCGCATATCGCGCGAAATCAGCCAGGCCCTACGGGTGCCGCAGAAGGGCTTAAAAGCGCGCTGGAGTACGACCACGGCCGGCAAGGGTGCCGATCAGGTGGCCATTCTGTGGTTCGGCACCTTGCCGCTGGCCGCCGAGAACGCGGGGCGACCCAGGCAGGGCGCGCGCGGCACCACGGTCGCCGGCCGCCGTTTCGATGGTGCGTTTTATCGCGCGGTCTACGACGGCACGCCTCGGGTCTGGATTCGGAAAAGTCGCGCGGCTGCCCTGGGGCTTGAGTTGCCGGCAATGAGTCGGCAGAAGCGTGGCGGCAATCAGCGCTTTCTCGACCTGGGCGGCGCCAATGACAGCAGCAACCACGGTCGGTTTCCGGTCATTCGGGTGGGGATCGAGCTGGAGGAAATGGCCGGCGAGGTGTTCCGTCGCTATGAGCGGCGGGCCTTGGCTCGGTTCGCCGAGCTGATCGAGCAGGAAATTAACTACGCGGTGAACCATGAGCGAAAACGTTGAAGACGGGCAGACCATCGAAGACGTGGGGCTGTTGCATAAGCAGATCGTCGCCGCGCTGCGCGCGCGCTTCGGTGCCCGCCTGAAGACGGTGGGCGAATACGATCCCGTTAACGCTCAGTCGGGAGGCATCAAGACGCCGGCGGTGCTGCTGGAACTGGTCGAGATTCGCCCCGCTGGGCGCGTCACCGGCGGTCGCACGCCTGTCGAGCTGGCCTGGTCGGCGCATTGCGTGCTGAGTTCGGCGACGGACAACGTCCAGCGCGAAGTGCGCAACTTTGCAACCCAGGTGCTTTGCCTGTTCGACGGCAACAGCTTCGGCCTCGGGTCTGCCGTGACCCGCGCCGGCGAGCTTGAGGCGTTCCCGGGCATGTTCAAGCAGGGCGACAAGGGCTTCGAAAGCTGGATTGTGAACTGGAAGCAAACGGCCCATTTGGGCAAAGCCTGGGAATTGCCGGTCGACGGCCCCGCTGACGAAGTGTTCGTCGGTGAGTTCCCGAACATCGGCCTGGGTGGCGACTACAGGCAGTTTGTGTAATGGACATATTGCAGCGGCTGGAAGAGCTAGAGCGCCGCGTCGCGCAGATGGTAGTGCGCGGCAAGATCGTCGAAGTGGACACCGTCAAGCACGTCGCTCGGGTCGAGTACGGCCCGGGGATGGTCACCGGCTGGCTTCAGTGGAAGCCGTTGCGCACGGGTAAGGCGATTGTCTGGTGGGCGCCCGAGGTGGGCGAGGGTGTGACGGTGATCAGCGAGGGCGATTTGGCCCTGGGCGAGATTCTGCCCGGCAGCTATCACAAGGACTTTGCCGCGCCATCGAGTGACCCCGACTTGTTTCTGATTCAGTACGGCGACGGCGGTTCGGTTTCCTACGACCGCAAGGCCCACATGCACCGGCTCGACCTGCCTGCCGGCGGTCGCGCCGAGGTGGTCGCCCCGGGCGGCATGAAAATCACCGCCGACACGGAAATCGTCGGCACGTTACGCGTAACGGGCGACATCAAAGGCGAAGCCGAAATCGGCGACGCGGTGCGCAATATGAGCGAAGACCGCGCGCTGTACGACGCCCACGGGCACCCTGGCGGCCCGCAGCCTTCCCCGCAACAGTAAGAAGAGTTCCCCCACATGAAAAGCGGCACTGACAGGAACACGGGCCGCCTGATCAGTGGCGTTCCCTATCTGTGGCAGCGGCTTAGCGACGTGATCGCCACGCCCCTCGGTTCGCTAGTCGGCCGCCGCGACTTCGGTTCGCGGCTGTTCGAAATGCTCGACCGCAACGTCGACAGCGACTTCTACATGGATACCTATATCCGTTTGGCCGAGGCCATCAACAATAAGGCCAACGGCCTAGACGACTTCAGGCTGTCGACTATGCGCGTCGACCAGCCCGCCCCGCATCGCGTCGAAATTTACATAAGCGGCCAGCTACTGGTCGACGGCCAGGCGCTGGACGTGGAACTAGAGGGGATCGTTTATGGAAGGGATTAACCTGGCCCTGCTGCCGCCGCTGACGGTGATCAAGCAGCTGACGCACGAAGAGATTGTGCAAGCGGTGGCCACCGCCGCCGGCCTGGAGAATGCCAGCCCTGCCGACCCGGCGTTCCGGGTGGCGCTGGCCTGTGCTTACCGTGAACTGATGGTGCGCCAGGATGCCAACGAACAGGCGCGCGGGCTGCTGCTAGCGTTCGCTGTCGGGCCGCAACTCGATCACTTGGGCGTCACCTACTACCAGCACCCGGACGGATCGCCAGTCACCCGCCTGGAAGGCGAGGGCGATGATGACTATCGGGCGCGCTTGCAGGACTCGCCCGAAGGTCTGTCGGTGGCTGGCCCTGATGGTGCCTATGAGTTCGGCGCGAAGAGCGCCCACCCGGACGTTAAAGGCGCCTCGGTGTTTAGCCCGGCGCCGGTCGAGGTCGAGCTAACCATCTTGAGCGCCCAGGGCGACGGCACGCCGTCGGTCGAGCTGATGGCCGCCGTCGACATTTACATGCAGCCCCGGCGGCCGCTGACCGACCTGCTGCGCGTGCTGCCGGCCGAGGTGATCCGCTACAGCGTCACGGCGGCCCTGTACCTGAAGCAAGGCCCCGACCCCGAGCTGGCCCGCCAGGCCGCCGAGGCGGCGGGTCGGGCGTATCTGGACAAGCAGCACCGCCTAAAGGCCCGCGTGGTCGAGTCGGCCTTGCACGCCGCCATGAGCGTCGAGGGCGTCGAAGAGGTGCGGCTTACCGGCTGGGTCGACGTGGTGTGTACGGCCAGCCAGGCCCCTTACTGTGAGGCCCTGACGGTGACCATTGGGGGCTATGTATGACTCCCAGCATCTTGCCGGCCAACCTGGCCGACCTTGAGCGGGATTTAGACGCCGCGCTGTCGCGCATTGAGCTGGTCGAAATACCTATCGCGGTGCTGTGGAATCCGTGGAAGTGCCCGCTCGACGTGCTGCCGTACCTGGCTTGGGCTGTGTCGGTGGATCAGTGGCGCAGCGACTGGCCCGAGGTGGTCAAACGGCGAGTGGTCGCGGGTAGCCTGGGGCTGCACCGCATCAAGGGGACGCGCCCGGCGGTGGTGCAGGCGCTTCAGGCCCTTGGCGTCGAGGTCGAGCTGGTCGAATGGTTCGAAGCCACCCCGGCCGAACAGCCTGGCACCTTCAGCTTGATCGCCTGGGCAAACGAGAACATCACGCCCGGCCAGGCTGGCATGCTGAATAACGTGCTGTATGACCAATTGTTCGTGGCCGTGCATAACGCCAAGAACACGCGGTCGCACTTCACCTTCAAGGTGGGCGCCAAGTTCGGGCCGAACAGCCTGCGCATGGGGTCGGCCATCACCGGCCTGGGCGCTCTGGCGCGGCGTGATGCCGTCGCCACGCAAGAGCCGCTTGCGGCTGTGGCTAGTCTGGCGGCGGTGCCGGTTCTGGAGTCCGTCGCGCTGACCCGGCGCAGCGGCGAATTATTCATCGACGCGACCCCGCGTCCGGCGGCTGTCCTGATGGGCTGCGCCTGTGCTGGGGTCGCTGTCGTTCGTGTGTCTATGGAGGTGCAAGAGTGACGGCGCTTATTCCGGTAATTACGACCAAGGGCCTGGCGGCCGTATGGAACGCAGAAAACACGGGGGTCGCGGCGAAGGTCACCCACATCGCGCTCGGCTCCAACGGCTACAACCCGAGCAAAGGGCAGATCAGCCTTCAGGCTGAAAAGAAGCGCTACCAGATCGCTGACGGCCAGCGGGTCAGCGATACGCAGATCCACGTCACCGCCCTGGCGGATGATGACGCCGAATTTTGGGTCAAGGAAGTCGGGTTCTATCTTGAGGACGGCACCTTGTTTGCGGTGTGGTCGTCGACTGCCGCGCTGGCCTACAAGTCCGCGCTTGTGCCGCTGTTGCTGGCGTTCGATTTGGTGCTGGACGCACTGCCGGCCGGTTCGGTGACGGTGGTCGGCACCGGCGCGAATCTGTCGCTGGCCGCCTGGGGTGAACAGTTCGCGGCGCAGTCGGCGGCCATCGTCGATGGCATGGCCCGCCATGTCGACATGCTGTTCCGTGTCATGGCGCTGGAAAAGGGTTAAGGGGGCGACATGGCTGCGAGCGACCTAGAGCTGACCGCCGGCACGACCTTCGCGTTTGCCGTGACGTGGCAGCAGAAGAGCGGCGCCGTGCTGGCCCCCATCGACATCACCGGATGCACCGCGCGCTTTCAGGTGCGCGACGCCAAGACCGACGAACTGTTGATCGACGCGCAGACCGAGGGGCGGGGCATCGAGATACCGGCCGGGCCTGACGGGTTGATCAAGGTTTCGCTCGGCCCTGGCGTGACCCGGGGTCTGCCGGCGCGGGCCATCGGCCAGGCGGTCTATGAGCTGCGCGTCTACTTCCCGTCGGGGGATGCCTACCCGGTACTGCCGCCGGGATTCCTGGCCATCAATCAGGGGGTGATTCGTGATTAGCCAGACGCAGTCGGTGACCCTGGCGCGGCCCGTTCTGCAAGTGGCCAGGCTGACCCAGGGCGAGCGCCTGGCCGCCGTTTCAATTCAGCCCGAGCCGCATTTCTTTGTCGTCGCGGTGGGCTTTCAGGGGCCTGTCGGTACGGTGGCCGAGAGCGTCCTGGTGCGCGCTGCGGCCGCCGAGCAGGCGGCGCTGCAAGCAACCGCACAGGCGACCGAGTCGGCGCAGGTGTTGGCCGAGATGATGCAACAGCTCAAGGGGGCCTTTGACTATCACGCCGGCGCAATCAGCGCCCAAGGGGGTACATGATGGGAGCGGTTACCGCGACCGTTGAAAGCCTGCTGACGGCCGTAAACGGCCTGATGGGGGTGATTGACGGCAAGCTGCGCAACAAGGCCAACCTGGCCGAGGTATACACCCGCACCGACCTTGACGACCCGCTGCGCACGCTGGGGGCGAATGCGGCTACCGCGTCCAAGCTGAAAATTGCCCGGCTGTTCACCTTGCTCGGCGAGGCGCAGGCCGAGGGCGCTTTCGATGGCTCGGGCAATCTCACGCTGATGGTGACGGTCCCGGGGCTGGCGGATAAGGCCAACAAGGTCGACACCCTGACGCCGGCGCAGATCGACGCACGAATTCAAGCGGTGATCGGGTCGGCGCCGGCTGCGCTGGATACGCTGATCGAGCTGGCGACGGCATTGGGTAACGACCCTAACTTCGCCGCCAGCATGACCACGGCGCTTGCTGCCAAGGCCGACAAGTCGACGACCTACACCATCACCCAGGCCGACGGAAAGTTCCTTCTGAAGACCGCCACGGCGGCGGACTCGGCCAAGTTGGGCGGTAACCTGCCGTCGCACTTCGCCCCTGCTGCCGGCCTGTCTTCGCTGGAAGCCGAGGTCGCCGACGGTTTAACCCGACTGGCTGCCGCATTCAACAACGGCGCTACTCAGATCAACGCAATATAGGAGTTTGAACAGTGAGCCTTGAAACTCAAATCGCGGCGCTGGTGACGGCCGCTAACAGCTTGACCTCGGCGGTCAGTGGCAAGATGGGTCAGATCGACGACAAGGTCGACGCCGCCGAAGCGTCATATCTGGTGCAGCTGGAAGACCTGAAAAATCGCCTGCCGCGCCTGGGGGTCTCGAAGAACATTCTGATGGTCGACGCTAATGCGAATGGCCTCCCTGATGATTGGGGAGTCCATGCCGAGCTGACCTTGACCAAGCTTAGAACGATCTCCCGCGCGTCCGAAGCTGCCGGGCGTCCGGCATTGGACATCAATCTGCTGGCAGCCATCGAGGCGGATGTTAAAGAGATTTACCCCGACTTCGACATCCGAAAATCTCAGTATTACCGGCAAGAATTCAACGTCTGGAAAATGCAGTGGGCAGCCAATGCTTCGCTCCCGAACGCCGGCTATTTGGCCTTTCCCTATGCGGCCGACTACAACGGCAACGCCGACGCGGCGGTGGCGCTTCCGCGTAATTCCTATGTGACTGTTGCGGGCTTCGTTCGGGTAGTCGAGGGTTCGCTGGGTAACGGGTCTTGGGCGTCTGGCGCGCGTGCCGGTAAGTGGACGTGGTGTTCGTCCATTCTGGCGCCGACCAGAACTTTTGGGGCCTACGAGCATTTGCACCCATCCCGAACGTCGGTCGCTGGTGTTGTTGAAGTGGCGCTGGCGGGTGCCTTCACGGGAGTGGTGACGCACCCGGGCGCTTGGTTTGCAGGGCTTTCACTTGATTAAGGAGAGACAACGATGAAGCCGGTTTTTTACCCTGATATTCACCCGCAGATTAAATGGGCCGAGATTCGTAAGGCCCGCAACGCCGACCTTGCGGCCTGCGACTATGCGGTGATGCCCGACAGCCCGCTGTCGGTCGCCGACCTTGACGCGGTAAAGGCATACCGCCAGGCCCTGCGCGACCTGCCCGAGCAGGGCGACAACCCGGACGGCGTTGCCTGGCCGGATAAGCCCGCCTGCCTGAAGTAACCGACGCCGCGAAAGCGGTTTTTTTACGCCCGCCGAAAGCCCCCGCCCTGGGGGCTTTCTTGTTTCAGAGGTGAACATGATTCAAGCAAGCGCCGCCCGCGTGGGTGGCTTCGACATTGTGCTGGCTGCATTGCAGTGGGTGGCCCTGTTGGCGGTTCGCCTGGTGCTGATCGTCCTGGGCTTGCCGCTGGTGGCGGTGGCCATTCCCTTTGCGGTGCCTGGCCATTCGCTGAGCGACGGCCGGCGCATCGTCAACCTGCCGCGCTGGGCCTGGCTGTGGGGCAACGACTTCGACGGTCTCGACGGCGACAAGCGCCTGTGGTGGGCGGACAGCTGCGACGCCCTGGTGTTGTTCGGCCTGTTGCCGCTGCTGCGCCGTGTCGGCCTGCCGCTCGGGTCGTTACCCGTCACGTCCTGGCTTGCTCGCTGGTGGTGGGCGGCCCTGCGCAATCCGGTCAATAACCTGCGCCTGGTGTCCGGGGTGAGTTGTCCGGTCAGCGAATGCGCCATCGCCTACTTGGGCCAGTACAGCGTCGAGGATAAGCCCGGCAAAGGCGGCTGGCAGTTCGTCAGAGCCACGCGGCGGGGTGGCCTGTCCCGTTGGTATGGCTTCTATGCCGTTCGCGAGCTGAGCGCCACCACGGCGCGCGTGGTGCGCCTCGGCTTCAAGATCAAGCCGTCGCACGACGGCAGCGCCGAGCCGGCCAAGGGCATGACCTTCAAGGCCAGCTTGGCCAAAGACATCTAGCGCCGGCCCCGCCGTCGCCTGGCATCGCATCAAGGCCCCCAGCTGGGGGCCTTTTTTTACTGGAGAAAAAGCCAATGGCAGCTGATTACCTGCACGGGGTCGAGCAGTATTTCCTCGAAAACCTCGACCGTCCTATCGAAGTCCTGGCGGCCTCGACCATCGGCCTGGTGGCCACCGGCGACGACGCCGACCCGCTGGTGTTTCCGCTTAACGTTCCGGTCCTGTGCAACAGCGACAAGCTGATCGCCAAGGCAGGCGTTACCGGCACCCTGCGCAACGCGCTCAAGGACATCTACCGCCAGACCGGCGCGATTGTCGTGGTCGTGCGCGTTGACGCGGACGAAGAGCAAGCGCCGCAGTTGGCCAATGTGGTCGGCACTATCAACAACGAAACCGGCCAATACACCGGGCTTAAAGCCTTGTTGGCTGCCGAATCGTTGGTCGGTGTGCGGCCGCGGCTGATTATCGCCCCGGAGTTCAGTCACCTGACCGGCGTCGGCGCGGAAATGGAAGCCATCGCCAAGAAGCTGAACGCTATCCCGATCATCGACGGCAGCCAGTCCGGTTACACCGCCGTGATCGCCGAATGCGCGCTGTATCAGGAAGCGCTGTTCGTCAATTGCGGCGTCAAGCTGCTGGACGACGACAGCGGCCTGGTCGTGACCCGCAAGGCGTCGGCCACCGTCGCCGGCCATATCGTGCGGGTGGACAACGAAGAGGGCTATTGGCACAGCCCGTCGAGCCGCAAGATTTTCGGCATCCTCGGCACCGAAGAAGTGATCGATCACGCCATCGGCAGCACGACCAGCAAGGCCAACCTGTACAACAGCAAGAACGTCACGACCATCGTTAACCAGCAAGGCGGCTGGTATCTGTACGGCAACCGCTTGGCGAACAAGGTGATGCTGCCGCATCAACGCATTCGCTACATCGTCGGCGATTCGATCCTGTACGCCCACCAAGAATTGCTCGACCGCAACGTCACCAAGGGCTATGTCGACGGCGTGAAAAACCGCGTCAACAAGCTGCTGCGCCGGCTGAAGTCGCGCGAGGTGATCAGCGGCGGCGACTGCTGGGTCGACAAAGAACTGAACGTCGCCGCCATCGGCACCGGCCAGGTCTATTGGGATTACGACCTGGGCTTCTACGACGTGGCCGAGCGCATGACGTTCCGCCAGCACGTCACCACGCGCTACAACGAAGCGATTTTCGACTAAGGGGGTGATCTATGGGGGCAAAACTGCCGAGCATTCTGGTCGACATGAATGCTTTTTTTCAGGACGAATCTTTCGCCGGCGTCTGCAATACCGTCGCGCTGCCGAAAATCGTGGTCAAGACCATGGATGCGGTTATGGCCGGCGTTGCCGGCGACATCGAGCGCGACCTGGGCCGGCTGGAAAAGCTGGAAGCCGAGGTCACCATTTCCGATTACCCGGAGAAGGTGACCGACTTGCTCGGCTCGCGCGAGAGCCGCGACGAAGTGTTCACCATTCGCGGCGCCGTCGACCGTGACGGCGCAATCAAGACCGTGATCGTGCGCATGCAAGGCTTCTGGAAGTCCACCGAGTTCAACGAGTGGACGCCCGAGAAAGAGGCCAGCATGAAATTCGCCGTCGCGGTCGAGTTCTTCCACTTCGAAGTGGACGGCAAAGAACGCATCTACATCGACAAGATGAACAACATTTTCCGCGTCAACGGAAAAGACCGGAACAAGGAAATTCGCGCAGCGCTGGCCCAATAAGGGCCGGCGTTACGCGTCACGAATTACCGAATTAGCGAATCAAGGATTTAGCGAATGACTACCCCCGTTACCCTGAAGCGCCCGATCAAGCGCGGCGACACCGAAATCACCGAAGTGACCTTCCGCGAACCTGGCGCCGGCGAGCTGCGCGGCCTGGATATGTTCGACGTGATCCGTATGAACGTCACCGCGCACCGTACCTTGGTGCCGCGCATTGCCAACATCACCGCCAACGAGTTCGACCAGCTGGCGCCGAAAGACCTGATGTCGGTGCAAACGGAGGTGGTCGCTTTTTTCATGGAGTGACCGCCGTTCCGCGCGACGTGATGGAGGCCGAGGCCGACATTTTCCTAGTCTTCACCGGCTGGGACGCGCTGACGACGGAACGCATGAAGCTCGCCGAGCTAATGCGCTGGCATAGCATCGCCCTGGTGCGTTACGAGCAGGGCAAGGCCGGGCAGTCCTAACAGGGGCCGCCCGGCCCTTTTTTTATGGGGTGGGGAAATGTCGACCAGCTCTATGCGGCTTAACCTGATCATGGGGATGGTGGATAAAATCACCGCCCCGATTCAAAAGGTCACGGGCGAAACGACCCGGATGGGTGAAAAGATCAAGTCTACCCAGGCCGAGCTGTCGCGGCTCGGCGCTACGACCAAGGACATCGAGCATTTCAGGGCGTTGCAGGAACGCAGCGCCAAGACCGCCGCCGCTATTGCCGAGGCGCAAGCCAAGGCCAAGGCGTTGGGGCAGCAGCTGGGGGCGACCGCCGACCCGTCGCGCAAATTGACCGCCGAGTTTGAGCGCGCTACCGCCCAGGTGAAGCGCCTACAGACGCAGCAGCAGGCCGAGCGCCTGGAGTTGCAGCAGACGGGTGCGCAGCTGAAGGCGGCCGGGGTTTCGACTTCCAAGCTGGGCGAGGCTACGCGCCGCATCGAGGTCCAGACCAAGCGCTATAACGACCAGCTGGCCAAGGAACAGAAGGCCCTGGACGCGGTCGCGGAGAAACAGAAACGCCTGGGCGAAATCAAGCAACGTAACAGCGACATGCGCATGTCGGCCACGGCCGACGCGGTGGGCGTGGGCGCCGCTGTTTATGGTATCAAGCAGTTGGTCGACGCTTATGGCGAGGTGGCCACCGCCCAGGGCGAAATCGCGTCGCTTGGGATTGATACCAAGGGCATCGACACCATCACGGCCAAGGCGAAAGCCTTTTCCAATCAGTGGGCGGGCACCACGGCGCCCGAGTTTATCCGCGCGGCCTACGACATTAAGTCGGCTATTTCGACGATCAGCGACGAAGCGGTCGGCGAGTTCACCCGCATCGCGGCCCTGACGGGGCAGGCTACCAAGTCCAGCACGGCGGAAATGACCAGCCTTATGGCCACCGGCTATGGCATCTATCGTCGCCAGTTCGACCAGTTCGGTGCTGGCGTGGTGAAGGGTTGGAAAAGCCTGTCGGCTGAAGAGCGCGATATTAAGTTTGGCGAGTACTTCGCTGCTGGCATTGCTGCCACGGCGAACCTGTACAAGACGGACGGCCCGCAGATGGCGGCGGCCATTTCCAATCTCGGCGCGGCGGCTACCTCGGCAAACGTCAGTTTTGCCGAGCAGCTGGCCATTATGGGGCAGCTACAAACGACGATGTCGGGCAGTGAGGCGGCGACAAAATACCGCGCCTTCCTGACGGGCGCCGCCGGTGCCGGCGAAAAGCTGGGGCTTTCCTTTCTCGACGCGCAAGACAATCTAAAGGGGATGCCCGACATCCTGACGGAGCTGCGCAACAAGTACGGCGACACCATTGACGCGCTGGAATCGAAAGAGCTGAAAGAGGCGTTCGGCACCGACGAAGCCATTTCCATGCTCAAGCTGCTTTATCCTGAGGTCGACACCCTGCGTGGCGGCATCGAGCAGATGGGTAAGAGCCTGGCCGGCGGTACGTCTGAGGTCGAGAAAATGGCGGCCAAGATGAACGCCGGGCCGGCTGAAGCCTTCAAGCGCTTCACCCAGCGCAGCCACAACGCCAGCGCTGCCGTCGGTAAGGTGTTCGCACCTTCCATGATTTTCGCGGCGGACGTGCTGGGCAATCTGGCGCTGTGGGTGGCCAGTCTGGCCGAGCGCTTCCCGTTCCTGACCCAGGTGCTGGCTTATACCGTCGTTGGGCTGATCGCGCTGAAGGTGGCCACCATCGCCGGGCGATTCGCCTTTTCGTTCATGTCCGACGCGGTGCTGTTGGCTGGGCGCTCGCTGGCGTTCTTTACGCTTGCGAACCTGCGAACCCAGGCCGCGCTGTTGGTTACGCGCGTTCGTGCCATGGGCGCCGCTGCTGGCGTGTTCCTGATGGGCACGGCCTCGCGTGCCTTCGCTGTGGGTGCTGCGCTGATGACGGCGGCGCAATGGGCGCTTAACGCGGCCATGCTGGCCAACCCTATAGGGCTGATCATTCTCGGCATCATGGCGCTTGTCGCGGTGGTCGCCCTGGTGGTCCGTTATTGGGACCCGCTGGCCGCGTTCTTTGGTGGGCTATGGGATCGCATCAAAGCGGTGTTCGTGGCCGGCTGGGACGTGGTCAAGGCGCTGCTGATGTTTACCCCCTTGGGGCTGGTGGTGCAGCTGTGGGCACCGCTGTCGGGTTTCTTCGGTGGTTTATGGGACGGCATTAAGACGGTTTTTTCCGGTGCCTGGGAGCTGATCAAGACCGCGCTTTCCTTCACCCCATTGGGGCTGGTGATGCAGGCGTGGGAGCCGCTGGTGGGGTTCTTTTCTGGGCTGTGGGATCGCATCAAGAACATGTCAGGCGAGGCGCTGGATTGGGTCACGAACAAGGCGATGGCGCCCGTTAATGCTATCAAGGATGCCGCCGGCGGCCTCTTCGGCAGCGACTCGCCTGCTGCCGCGACCAAGCCCGTCGCCGCAGCGGCGGCGGCAGCGGCAGCGGCCGGGCCGGATGGTTCGCCGTCTGTGCCGGGCGGTGCGCGTGCGGCTGTCGTGGGTGCCGTGGCTTCGCCCGCCGGCCGTCCCGCTGCGCCGCAGCAGGTCAATCAGTACGGCGGTATCACCGTACAGGCGGCCCCCGGCATGTCCGAAGATCAGGTCGCGAAGAAAGTACGGGCCGAGCTGGACGCCCGCGACCGGCAGGCCGCGCGGGGGCAGCGTGGGCGCCTTGGCGACAATGCGAGTTAGCAATTTAGCGAAATAGCGACGCCGCCTTCGGGCGGTTTTTTCGTGGGGGCTACATGGCAGAAGTAATGATGGCGCTGGGCGACTTTCGCTTCAGCGTGAGAACCGCCGAATACCAAAGCCTTGCGACCTCGATGGCGTGGCGCTGGGCGAAGAAAGACCGCTATGGCCGTAAGCCAGGAAAGCAGTACCACGGGCCGGAGAGTACGACCAAGACCCTGGAAATCACCATTCACCCGGAGAGCCGTGCCGACGTGGTGCTGTTCGACCGGCTGCGCGTGATGGGTGACGCCGGCGAGCCGCTGCGTTTGGTCGCGGGCGGCACCGCTCTGGTCGACGGCGCGCTGAAGCAATCCGGCGCCGACTTGGGCTTGTGGGTTATCGACAGCCTGAACGTGGCCGATGACCACTTTATGCAGGACGGCACACCGCTTGTGCGCAAGGGGTCGCTGGCCATTTCCGAATACGGCGAAGACGAGGTTTAGCGATGCAATACCGCACCCTCCCCGGCGACATGCTCGATGCTATCTGTCACCGCTACTACGCCGGCCGCCCGGGGGCGACCGAGGCGGTGCTAGAGGCCAATCCAAGGCTTTGCCAGCTTGGCCCTGTGCTGCCCGAGGGCCAGGTGATCGAACTGCCCGCCTTGCCGGCTGCTGAAGCGCCTGGCCAGGTGTCGCTGTGGGATTAGTTCGGCCCCTTTTTCGGGGCAGATAGGGGCTTTTGTTCCTGGTGTTCCGTGGTTTTATTTTCGGCATGCGCTGTGTTTTGCCGATTTATGGGCACTGCCTGCGCACTATTAGGGTGAAGGGCTGCAAGTCGCAGCCCTCGACTTTGGGGGATTCATGGCAAAGGCCGACTATCGCATCACGGCAAACGACGCGGACATCACGGCGATGATCCGCAAACGCTTTATTAAGCTGACGCTTCAGGATTCCGCCGGCGAAGACAGCGACACGGTGGCCATCGAGCTGGACAACCGCGACAACCTGATCCGCCTGCCGTCTACCGGCGCCGAGCTGAAAGTCTGGATTGGCGAGCCTGGCGCCCTGGTGTTCAAAGGCGCTTATCAGGTCGACGAACTGGAAGAACCTTTAGATGATCAGGCGCTAGTGATCCACGGCAAGGCGGCGAAGATGCTGGGCGGCATCAAGGCCCCGCGTGACGCGACCTTCGACGGCATCACATTCGGCGCCCTGGTGGCCAAGATGGCCAAAGAGCACGGCTATACCCCGGCGGTTTCAAAGGCCGTCGCCGATCACGTCTTCACCCATATCGACCAGCGTGCAGAGTCCGACATGAACTTGCTGACCCGGCTTGCGCGTGAGCTGGGCGCCGTGGCCAAGCCGGTCGGTGGTCGCCTGGTCGTTGTCCCGAAGGGCGAGGCCAAGAGCGTGACGGGTAACGCGCTGGCGGTGGTGGTGATCGACGACCCGCACAACAGCAGCGGCCGGGTAACCATCCAAGAGCGCAACGACTATCAGTCGGCGGTCGCGTACTGGTTCAGCGAGGCCGAGCAGCGCAAGGTGCCAGCGGTGGCGGGCCTGGTCGAAGGCGTGGTGTCGGTGTTTGGTGAGGCCGCCCAGGACGCCGGCCAGGCCGTCGACGACGCTGCCAGCGTGGTCGGCCCGCGCTACATCATCCGCAAGACCTACGCCGATCAGAAGGCCGCCCAGGAAGCCGCCACCGCCAAGCTGAAGCAGTTGCTTCGGGGTAAGTCGACTATGTCGATAACTCGCCCGCTGACGCCTGGCATCGTGGCCGAGGGCCGGCTGGCGGTGAGCAATCATCGAGCGAGTGCCAATAGGCTTTGGCAGGTTGAGTCGGTCACGCACGTTATCGGGTCGGGCGAGGTTGCCTCTTCATCGGCCGAGTGCGTCACCCCGGCTTAGCGAATAGTCAAAATGCCAGCACTGTTTATCTGTCCAGTTATTGACGCCCCGAGTAGAATATTCGGCCTGCGCGCCAAGGAGAAATAACCGCATGTCACAGAATGGAAACCCCGGAAACCCTTTGATCGGGGCCAGTAACGGCGATACCATCGCGAACACTCGCGATTTGGTGGAATGGATGTTGATTCAGGCTGATGGCGATGGCGTGACGCACGCGGGCATGATTGTCCAGCTGCGGCTGATCCTCGACGCGGTCGGTAGTCTCAAGCCAGAGAGTGGCGGGGAAAATTTTTAAACACTTTTAGTGTACGGAAAATGGTGGCGTGTTATGCTTTTTGCCGCACGGCCTACTGGCCAACAAGTAGTTTGAGATAAAAAACAAGGGTTTAGAAAAGAAAAAAGCCCGGGGTTGGCCCCCCAGGCTTTTTGGTGATCGGCACAAGCAAAAGCTCTAGCGACCGCAGCAAGGTCAGAGTTTAGCGGTCGGTCACCTTCTAAGCAAGCCCGTTGCTTACAGGGATCGCAGCTGATGACCGACGCAATGCCCACGCCTGGGCGGCCTTCTATTATGTGGGGGCGCATGCCGTACCCGTACCACGGTGCAAACCTGGGCACGGGCAACCGCTGCGGCCACAATCCGAACCGTCCCGAGTTCCACTTGTTCAGTGAGCCGGACTGGTCGACCTCGATCCCGCACGTTATGCGCAAGCTGATCGAGGCCGTCAAAGGCTACTATTACGCCCCGCTGTCGACTCTGCCGAGCCTGGCCAACCTGAACGGCCGCCGCAACAAGTCGGGCGACCCCCGCAAGAACCGATCAGAAGCCCGCGCCGCCGAGGTGCTGGTGATGCGCGCCGTGCTGTATTTCACCGAATTCGCATCGCTGCGCGTTGGTACGCCGAAGGCCGACGGCCGATTCATTCCGCGCAGCTGCGCCGAGCTGGCGGCCATTGCTGGCCTGCTGAAGGACAAAGACGACCCCGCCGAGCCTGACGAACCGTCGCCGCGTTTTTGGCGTGCGTTCCGCCGCCTGCGCCTGGCTGGGGCCTTCGACGTTTACCTGCAATACGACGAAAAAGAAGACGGCAGCAAGCGCGGGCGCCCGGCAATTAAACGGGTAAACCTAAATTTCCTGATCGCCCTGGGCGCGGTGTCTTTTGAGCAGCTGAAGAAGTTCCGCACCCATTGCTCCAATCGCCTGAAGTCCACCCGCAAGGCCCACCGTGACGAATTCCCGGCAGAGTCAGACGCCGTCAAGGCGCGTGGCGAGCTGCGCCGGGAGCAGGGCGAGCGCGGCGTCTACACCTTCGCCGAAGGCAAGCGCCGCGACAAGGTGCTGAAGGATGAACGTGCCCCCGCCGAATACTTCGCCGCCGCCCGCGACCATCATGCCGACCTAGTGAAGCGCTTCCCCGACCTTACCCAGCCAGAAATCGCCCGCCGCGCGATGCGCGAGTTTCCGAGCCTCGACGACTGGCTGAAGGCCCGGCAGGACGAATAGTCACAACCCCTAGCCTTACCCCTCCTTTTAGCTCTGCCGCCCTGGCAGGGCCGCCCCGCGCCTTCCTGGCGCCGGCTTAACCCCCAATCGCTGCAAACCCGCCAAACAACCCCCGCCCCGCCCCTCTTTCCCGCCGATTAGCGCCTCTTTTTCCCTGTCGATCGCCACGCCCCACCCCTACCCCCTGAAGGGCAAACTATTAAGTGTTTCCATTGATCATTTAGGCGTTTTTCCATTTTTTTAAGTAGGGCCTGTGCTTTCTGCTGTTCTTTCAAAGAAAGAATCTTTTGGTCTAACCCCAGCTGCGCAGGGTCTAGCCCCTTGTTTTAATGCCTCGGCAAGCCGAGAGCTTTCTAGTAGGGCGCAGCCGTACCGGCTGCAACTATGCCGCCCGCATTTCCTGGCTATCGCCAGGGCGGGACGGAAAAGCCGGCGACAGCCAGACCGCGCCAAACAGGAACCCGGCCCGTTCCAGTTGCTGTACGCCGGCGAGCACCGCGAACCACTGCCGCACCGTGCGACGGCGTTTCGCGCCTTCACGCGCCTGGCCTTCGGCCGCGCCGCTACGCGTCGCAAGCGGACAGGGTAGGGGCGGGGTCTTGCCTCTTTCGTCGATCCTGGGCGCCTATGCGCGCGCCTGGAGCGAAAAGAAGGCGAAGGCTAGCGGCGGTAGCGCTGCGCGCTTGCGCGCCCTGCTGGCGGCTCTGCTGGGCGCGCGGTCGGTTAGGTCCCGCAGACGGTCCGCGCCCCAGGTGGTTTCGCACCCTTGCCGCATTGGCTAATTAGCTATTGTGCGAATTAGCTAAGCGTGTAGAATACGACGCACGGCCAGGCAATTCAGCCCAGGCCAAGACCGGAGCTATACCGATGACCTACCAAGACCTGCTAGAAGACGCTTTCGCACATGTGGTTGCCTGTAAGGTGCGCGACGCGGTCGCCACTGGCGCCACGCTGGAGCAAATCAAAGCGAGCGCGCTGAAGCACGCCGACCTGATGCGCCGCCAGGCTGCCGCATTGGTCGCCACTCTGCTGGAAGACCCGGCAGTCGCCGCCCGCGTACAGATGCCCGCCTAACCCCTGCGCCGCCGGCACGCTGCCGGCGGCTTTGCTTTGGAGCTTTCCCGATGTTCGCTTATATCCGTGACGGGTCACGCATTGAATGCGCCGCCGAAGATTTGCCCGAAGCCTGCCGGCAGGCCCTGCGCCTGCGCGCGCAGCTGCTGGACGATGGCAAGCCGGTCGACTGCCTGGCGGTGTTGGGCCTTGATCGCCCCGGGCTGTTTGTCGCCCCGCGCCCTGAAGGGTTGCGGCCAACCGCCGAAGAGGTGCGAGCGCTTGCCACCCTGGCCGGTTTGAGTGGCGCCCAGGTGGGGCGACTGGTCGGCAGTACCCCGCGCAAGTTCCGCGCCTGGGCAGGCGGTGAGGATGGCATGCCTTGGGCGGCCTGGCATGTGCTGGCCGTCTATGTCGGGCTTGCCGAGCCGGCCCGCTTTCCCCCGTCGGCCGCCTTGTTTTGTTGTGCTAATTAGCTATTGCGCGAATTAGCTAAGCGTGTAGAATGCGACGCGCGGCCAGGCAATTCAGCCCAGGCCAAGACCGGAGCATTCCCGATGATCAACGTACTTACCGCCCTGAATATCGCCCCCTACGCCGCCGCCAATGATCGCGAGTTCGGCGCCCATGCCAAGCTGCGTATTGCCGACTTTCGCGCCCTGGTCAATTCGCTGAACTGGTCGCGCAACGACCTGACCGGCGGCACTCGCGAAGAGTTCAAGCGCCAGGACATCCCTGGTCGCCTGGGTCGTCACATTGCCCGCGTCGAAGGCGCCTTGCCCCTAGTGCCGGCCCGCTACGCCAGCGACATCGAGTCGGCCCGCTCGGCCATCGAGTACGCCCAGCGGGTTATTGAGCGCTGGCACGCCGCCCCCGCCGTCAGCCGCTGAGCTGATCCGCCCGAAAGGCCGCCTAGTGCGGCTTTTTTATTGTCTTAATTAATAGCTAATTAGCTATTGCGCGAATTAGCTAAGCGTGTAGAATGCAACGCACGGCCAGGAAATTCCGCCCAGGCCAAGACCGGAGAAGCACCGATGACCGCACAAGCCAAGATTCTGACCCCAGCCCAGCAAGTTGCTGGCGTGATCCTCGACCAGCTCGGCGCCCGCCGCTTCCTGGCCATGACCGGCGCCCGTGACGTGGTGGCCACCGCGAAGGGCCTGCAATTCAAGTTGCCGGCAAACTTCGCCACCGGCGGCGTGAACATGGTCCGCGTCGAGCTTGACGACAGCGACACTTATAGCGTGATCGTCGGCCGCTTCCGCGCCCTGGAGTTCAAAGAGAAAGCCCGCGAAGAGCTGATCTACTGCGACCAGCTGCAAGCTGCCTTCACCCGCCTAACCGGCCTTGATACCCACCTTTGAGGAATGATGCCCCGGCCACTGGTCGGGGCAGCTGGAGCGCGTGCGATGGCCAAAAAGATCAAAGCCCAGGAAGTGCCGCGCGAAGAGCGCCCCGAGTTCCTGGCCGCCCTGGATGCCTTGCCGGCGGACGAAGCGGAGCGCATCGCGTATGCGCGTCATGCGGCGGACCTATTTAACGATGCGGTCTATATCGGCGATGAATCGCAAGCCGCCGCCGCTGTGCTGATGTTCGAAGCTGCGGTCTATCGAATGAACGGCGACAAGTTTTTTGGTTGCGCTGCCGAGAATGGAAGTCAGACCCGCCTGTTTGCTGAGCTGGCGGCCGTGCCTGGGCAGGTTCCTGGCTGGAGTCAGGCAGGGCAGTACCTGCTAACCGTCGACGGCGTGCAAATGCTGGTGACGGTTAAGCCGAACAGCCTGGGCGGCGTTATCTATGTCGACCTTGACGCGCTCAATCTTGATGCGCCATTTGTCAGTTCGACGGGCTTTCGCAATCTGATGCTGTGGCCTGATACCGGCATGGGTCAGGCGTTCGCCCAGGCCGTGCGCGGCCAGGTCAAGGCGGTGTTAGTTGAGCAGGGCGGGCCGGTTGCGATTGGCGCTGATGAATTTTGCCGCCAGAAGCCGCGCAAGCCGCCGGCCTGGGTTGCTGCTGCGCTTGCTGCCGTGGCGGGCAATGGTCAGATGGCCATGTTTGCGGAAGAGTCGCCCGGGCCTGTCAAAGCGCCGTTGTCTGGGGCGGCGCGACAGAAGCGCCGCCGCGATAAGCTGCGCGAGCTGAAAGAAAAAGAGGGGCTAAAGCCGGTGCTGCTGACCGATGCCGAACGCCGCCAGCTGTTCGCCGCGCTTGACCTTGAAAACTCTATAAAGCCGAACTATGCCCCGGCTGAGCGCCTGGCATTGTTGAATAAGGTTTGCCCTGGTGCGACCTGGACGAATGAGGCGGGCGTCGCTTCGCCAACTGGCGACAGAGTTTTAGACGAGGCTTTCGAGCGGCCCGCCCATGTAGGCCCGGCGCATGAATCGCTGCGCAATCTAGTTTTAATCTGCACGCTTAGGAAGCGGAACAGCGAACATGCGGAGCTTGTGCGGGCTGTTGAACGGCTGGGCAAAAGGCTGCTTTCGGTTGGGCTTGACCCTAACCCGCCGTCTGTTAGTCAAAAGGGCGGCGTGTACCATTGGAACCAAAACCCGCCGATTGATTACCGTGCTACTGACCCGAAGGGCGACAGCACGCCGCATTTAACGGCCGCCGACGAATATTTTTTTCGCCCCGCCTGGATGCGGGAATGACCGTAACAAGCTGAAAGGAGCAAGCCCCATGACAGAGCAAGCAGAACCCCGCGACTTGTCGCGCGCATGGCCGGTGATTGACGGCCCCCGCGAGGGTGAGCGCGTATCGTCGAAGCGCGATTACTTCGACGCGCTGCTAGACCCGTTCGGCCCCCGCCCTGCAATTCTTGAGGCGTCCCGCGTGCGCTACTACCTGCGCGCCCTGGATGACGGTCGCTATGTCTGGAGCTGCGCCGGCCTGGCGTGACCGTCACGAACTGAAAGGAACCCGCCCTATGGAACGCCCCGCCCGCTTTACCCGTACAGCCCTGCTAGTCGGCGCGCTAGCGCTGGCTGTGGTCGGCGGTCTTGCTGCCAAGGTCTATCATGGTGCCCGCGCTGTTGAGGCGCTGGCCGAATTTTGCGAAGGCTCAAGCGAGCGCCTGCGTCTGGCTTGCCTGAAAACAAGCCCGGCCGACGCGTCGCCCACGCCGCCCGAAGCGTAAGCCCAGAAAGGAACCCACCCCGCTATGAGTACGACCGACAAACTGGCAGAAATGAAGGCCCGCGCCCTGGATGGCGTGCGCTATGCCATCGCCCATATTGACGACGACGAAGACGAAGCCGAAGACCTGGGTTTTGTTTATGGCTACCACATGGGCGCCCTGGTGACGCTGCGCGACCTGGGCGCGATGGATGACGACGAATACAACGACTTGATTGGCGCCCTGTTGGAAGCCGTCGACGCGGAACGGGAGGCGCGGGGCGAAGCCTGAGCGCTGCGCATAACGGAGACATTGGTAAATAGACCCCCACCCAAGCCGGCCCCGTGGTCGGCTTTTTTGCGCCTTGTGGATACCACTAGGCCGGGTGCTGGTCTACCATTGGCCAGGGTGCTGGTTTTACGCAGTGCCCGACCCTATGCCGAACCCTGGAGCCTTCCCCATGCAAGACTATGAGCGCGCGCTAGTCGAAACCACTGTCGCCGGCCTGGCCGACCTGATCAGTACCGGCGGCGAACCGCCCATCGTCGGTGGCGTCGAGCTGCCGGCCGCCACCGCTGCGAATCTGCGCATGCTGTTGGGGCGCCTAGACGCGGCCAAGGATGCCGCCGGGGTCGCCGTCGAGGCTGCCCGCCTCGACGGCTTCCTGATGGCCTTGGAGGCGGCGCGGCTGGTCTACAGTCTGGAGGCTGGCCAGTTGCGCGGGTTCTTCGTCAGGGCTGAAGCCGACGCCCTGGAGCAACTGGCCGAGGTGGCCGAGTAATGCCGTCGCGTGACGGTAACGGCCTGCGCCGCGCCCGGTCTGTTGTCGATGTCGACACCGCCGGCCAGCCTCCCGCCCCGCCGGCGCTTTTGGAGCCATTCACGCGTGCCCCTTTGCTCGGTATCGAGCCGGCGCCCATGACCTTCGATCAGTTCTTCGACTCGCCCTTCGCGCGTCGCGCGACCTTGGGCGACGTGGCGGTGATCCTGGGCGAGGTCGAGCGCTGCGGCGGTCCTGAAGCCTTCAAGGCCCTGCACATGAATCGCCCATTTGCCCATGCTGATGCGGTGCGCGAGCGCCTGGCGGGTCTGGTCGAACGCAACGCCACCCGCGAAAAAGTCACCGTGCGCCGGGCTGACCTGGCGCGCCTGTTGCGCGATACCGAGCAACAGCCCGCAACAGATGCGCCGGCGGCGCGCTTTGTGGTTGTAGCTGGCCGTTGGGATGATGGCGAGCGCAACACCAAGCTAATCAGTGAGCCTATGACCCTGGACGCGGCCTTGGTTGAATACGCGGCCTGTGCCGGCTACCCGTGGCGGCATATCGAATACAAGGGTGTTTGTCTGGACGCGTGGGAGGCTGGTCAATAATGGGCGCGCGTGACCGTAACGCCGCGCGCTATCGCCTCGACGGCGGTTTGATCGAACATGCGCGTCGCTGGGATATTGACGGTGATCTGATATTTTGCCGAATCTGTAGGCATGGCCACCTGGCGAGCAAAGCCGGCGAAGCGTTCGTGCATGCCGCCGACTGCGCTGGGCGCTCTGACTTTGCCCGTCACCCTTGGCACGACCTGGCCGAGCTGCTGCGCGAACTGCCGGCGGTGCAGTGATGCGCCAGGCCATCCAAGAGGATGCTTTGGCGCTGCTGATCAGTCAGGGCGCTGCGCGTGAGTTCCTGGCGCGGCGCGGTCCTGCTGGGGAGGGTTGGAGCTTCTGCGTTCGCCTGGGCGCGCACTGGTTGCCTGTACGGTCGCGGCGTGAGCCGTTGCGGGTGTGGGCCAGCCTGACAGCGGTCGAGCGCTTCGCTGTTGGCTTGGGCGTGCGTTCGTTTATTGTCGAGCTGTGACGGGTCACGCAGCCATAAAAAAAGCCCCGCACTTGGCGGGGCTTGTTGTGCCTGGCTGGGTCAGCGCGGATTAACCCCGGCCTCGGCCAGTAGGCGCTGCCCCTTGGCCACCGCGTCGCGGATTTCGTAAGCCTCGGCGTCGTTGACCGAGCAGGCGCGAATCTCGGCCCAGCTTAGGCGCTTGAATAGCTGGGCTAGGCCCCAGGCTTCGACCTCGGTTAGTTCTGCCAGGCCGTTTAGGTTGCTCGGCCCCTGGGCGCTAAGGGTCAGGTAGGTGGATTCGGGCATGGTGGCGGTTCCTTATGCGGCCAGGGCTTGGTAGATCATTTCGCGGCGCACGCGGCCGCAGCGTTCAAGGTAGCGGGTCAGCTGCCAGAAGGGCAGGGCGCGCAATTCAATAAGCGATTTAGCGTTCACAGCGTTATACTCGGCGTCTGACATAGCGTTCACCTTTAGTCGGGTTTGGGCGGTGTGTTACCGGGTGCCGGGGTGGTCGAAGACCCCGGCGCTCGATCCTTTCTTTAGTTGCTGGGTTCCCAGCCTTTTTTTGCCATGTAGTCGGCTAGCGCGAGCTTTAGCACGTCGACCTGTGCCTCTTCATGGGTGGCGCAAAACAGCCGGAAATTCTTGCGAAACTCTGCCGACACCTTGAACCCTAGGTCGACCAGTTTGCCGTCGCCTGTGCTGCTAGTGTTGTTGCCGACGACGGCCGTATCGGCGGCGGATTGCGGTGGCTCGCCCTTGTCTAGGCGTGCGCGGGGCTTCGGCGCTTTGACCAGTGGGGTGGTGGCTGGCTGGGTTTTCTTGGCGGTCATGGCTGGCCTTCCTAGTGAATTAGCGTATTAGCATAATAGCGATTTCGCTAAATCGCTAATAAAATTTAAATCAGGGTTTCGAACTTGGCGATGGCGGCCTGTATTAGTTGTAATGCCTGTTCGCGCGGTGCCTTGTATGGGGTTTCGATCACCGACAGGCCGGCGTCCATGGCGCGACTGAAGGCGGGTTTCTGCTGGATGGCGCCGTCGAGTGTTTCGAACCGTGTTTTGCGCAGGTAGGTGCGCGCTGCGTCCAGTTCGGCCGGGCTTGTCCCGGTCTTGCACAGGGCAAAGACGATGCGCTCGACGGGGATGCCGTGGTTGTCTGCAAGGGTATTGGCCAGGGTGACGGTCGGTTCAAGGTCGTCGAGGGATAGGCCGGTCGGCAGGATCATCAGGTCGGAAACCTTGGCGATTTCCACTGTGTCGGCTGTTGCGTGGGGGGCGCCGTCGAAGATTAACAGGTCCGCGTCGCCGGCTTTGCTGATCGCCGTGTAGGTGTTGCCGAACATCTGGACGGGAACGTCTGGCGTTACGCCCGCGCGCAGGCGGCGCTGTTGCCATGCGGTCGCGGTGCCTTGCTTGGTATCTAAATCGGCGATCTTTACCGACCAGCCGCTGCTGGCGAATGCGGCGCCAAGGGCGCGCGCCATGGTGGACTTGCCGACGCCGCCTTTTTGCGACCCTAGCCCGATCTTATAACCCATGGGTTTTCTCCGTTGCGTGAATTAGCGAATTAGCTAATGTTGCGCAGAGTATAAGCCTGCTGGGCGGTTGTGCAAGCGAATTATTGAATTAGCGAATTAGCTAACGATGTGCAGGGCGCCGAGACTGGCTATTGAGCCAAGGCCGCCGACCTCGGTTTTACTGCCGCCGTTGCTGCTGCCAGTGCCGGCGCGCGCTAGGCGGGTGTGGGTGGATGGCGCGCGGGAGCGTCGCGGGGTGCGGTTGCGCAAGGCGTCTAAGTCGCTTTCGGCTACGCACAGAAAGGCGAGCAGCATGCACAGGGCGCGCGGGAATAGAACGCCTAGGGTGAAGCCCCGGGCAATCATGTGGGGGTGAGTCTTGGCGCCGAGCTTGGCCTTGATGCTGGCTTCGATGTAGCGCATGGCTATCGTGTCAGCGTCCAGCTCTTTGCCGATGGTGTTGGGTGTTTCGCCGTTGGCCAGGCCGACCAGAACCTGCAATTCCTGGCGGGTCAGGTTTTGCCCGGGGACGCCGATCACGTCTTCGCCCCGGATTTCGTCTAGTGCTGCCTGCATGTTGTGCCTTCCTTGGTCGTGGTGTTGGTTATGCCGCGTGTGCGGTCTTCAACTCACTTATCAATATCGTCAGTTTTTGCAGGTCTTCGACAAGGCCAGCGGCCATTTCGGCAATATGGTCGAGCGCGTTGGTATCGCCGGTGTCGATGGCGCGAAAGGCCATTTCCCGTATGGCAAACGCCTCGGCCGCCCTGCGGTTCATCGTTGCGCATAGGGCCTGTTGGTTCTCGGCCGTAAACAGGGTGATGGCGCCGCGCTGGGGGGTGTCGAGGATGGCGATAGTTCCGCTGGTCATGTCTTAACTGCCTTGTCTGATGTGTGTAGCTTACACTTAAAGTGTAAATAGTAGGTGTGAAAAGCCCCGTTAAGGGGCGTTCTTTCGGTTATCTGATGGTGCTGATGATCTTGACGCGGCCGAGGATGTGCAGCGCGTCGAGTTCTTCGCGGGTTAGGCGTTGGTCCGGGTATTGCTCGGGCGCTTCGGATTTTACGGAGTAGGTGCCGTCGAGTTCCTGGCGTATCCAGCGCAGCCAAATGCGGTCGCCGATCAGTAGCGCGAATAAGTCGTCACGGGTGACGGCCGTCACGCTGCGGTCGATCAGTAGGCGGTCATTTTCGCCGATGATGCCGCGCATGCTGTCGTCGCCTGAGCGGATAGGTAGCAGGGCGTTGCGGTTTAGGCCGAGGCTTTCCAGAAACGCCAGGCTATAGGCAAAGGCGTCGTCTACCTGGGCGAGGTCTACAGGTCCGCGCGCGGTGCTGATTGCGGCCGGCTTGGGTACGCTGTAGAGCGCTGTTTCTGGTGCGGTGCCGTCATTTTCGCTAAGGGCGGCCATGTATGGGGCGGGCTTGCCGAACAGGTTGCCCAGGTCAATAAATTGTTCGAGCTTGGGCGCTCTGATGCCTTGTTCCCAGTTCGAGTATCGGGAGGGGGCTATAGGCTCGCCGGCGATGGCTGACAAGCGCTTCGCGGTTTCCTCGACGGTCCAATCCTTGGCCTGGCGGGCGGCGCGGATGCGGTTGGCGATTTTTTTGCGAAGGGCCGTCATTCTGGTTCCTGTCTGTTTTGCTATTGCGTACACGTTACAACGATTATCGGCGCCATCCAAAAAAATAAACACTTTAAGTGTAAAAAAACACAAATAAACCTTGCAAATTGGGACTCTGTCGCCGACCTTATACACAAATAGTGTTGAGGATTCGTTTTTGTGGAGCTTAACCCCTGGATTGACAGCCTTTCGACCAGCGACGCGCCTGCCGTCGCTGTCGAGTTGCTTGGGGAAAAGCGCAGAACGATTGATTCCTGGCGGCGTTTCGAGCGGGTGCCGTCGTTTAAATCGGCGCTGAATATCGTGAAAAAGAGCGGCGGCCGCGTTGACTTCAATGGCATCTACAACCCGTTTTGGCGGGCGATAGAGGAAGGCCGTGCGAAGTTCTAGGTCGTTGACGAGAAGCCCCCAGCACTGCCGCTGTACGTCGCGCGAGTGTGGCAAGCGCTTCAAGGGTCGCCCTGGGCTTTCGCTGTGCCCGGCCTGCGACCGGCCAGGCCGGCTTGATCGCTGGGCGGATGCCAAGCCGTGGCGGGCACTGACTTGCCACTGTGACGCCTACCCGTTCCCGCACCGTGCGGCGGGTGGTTGCTGTTGCGGGCCTCGCCCTGTTGTTGAGTTGCGCGGGCTTGCTGGTCTGCCGTTCTGAATTTTGAGGGTTTGCAATGCGTGGTTTTAGGGTTCCGCCGGGTCTGTCTGATTTGGTTATTTCGAGAAAGCTAGAGCAGCGTTTCGGGCTGTCTGGCTTCGCTCGCCTGATCAAGATGGTGGAGCTAGTGGCGGCGCTGAGTTCCACGGATGCGCCGACGACTGCGGTGGTTGCCTGGGGCGACTTTATGATCGCGATTGGCTGCAATAACGAGTCTGCCGGCGATTTTCTGGCCTATTGCGAGCAGGCGCGGGTGATTGAGCGTTCGACCGATGACGGCCGTCTGCGGATTACCTTGATTGGCGAGCTTGGCGTGATGGTGGCGAGTGAGGCGCCGCCCCCTGCGCTGCCGGTTGGTCCGGTGCTATTCACTGCGGATAAGCAATGGACGGGCTGGTTTATCTCTGAGCTGAATTGCCCGCCGTACCTTGCAAACGACCCGTTGACCCGCCAGCTGTTCCGCCGCTGGTGTGCCACGAATGTGACATTGGACGAAGTACAAGCCGCCGTAGAGCTGGCAATTAAGGCAAGCGAGGCGCCCATGCCGGCGGTTCTGCATGACCATCTTAAGACTGTGCGCAATACCAAAATAGAACGCGCCCGCCAGTAGGTCGGTGCAAGGGGAATGCTTTGTTATTGATTGCACTGTCTGGCGGCACTTCCGCCGAACGCGTGGCGATTGCTGATCGCCTGATCGAATCGGGTAAGGGGCAGCTTGTGGCGTTCGCCCAGGCGACGCCAATCGCAGATTTTGGCCCGCGCCGTGCGCGCATCCTGCGCGAAGCCCTGGAAGGCATGGAAGATGCCCCGCCGGCCTTGGGTGGGGTTGTGGCGGTCCACTGCCTTACCGAGGAAGAGTCCCGCGAGGTGCGCGCCCGTGGCGGCGTGGTGTGGCATGTGTACGGCAAGCCGTCGCGGCTTGTCGTTATCCGTCACGGCGACCCGATTGTCACCGATGGGTCGGAGGGGTTTCGTCATGTGCGCGAGCCGCTGGAAGCGCTTTCAGAGCTTCTGTTATCGCGCCTGTCGTCTGGCTCGGCGCCGATGGCCATGGCGGCACTGGCGAACCTGGCCGATGGCTAAGGGGTCAAGCCAGGCGCTGCCAGGCTATGCCTACGGCGACCCGGCAAAGATCGTTGAGGCCCAAGAGATTCGCGCGAAGGGCTGTTCGGTCTGCGTGCGGTCGGTGTTCATCCTGGGCTTGCCCATGTGTGCGAACAATTTGAAGTTTCCGGCCTGTCGTCAGGATCGGAAGAACGGTCACCAGCTGACGCCCGAAGCCGGCGGCTAAGGGGGATGGATGGCAAGGCGCGCACGCAACGACTTAGACAACGCCCTTGAGCTGTGGGCGCGGTGGTGTTTTCAGGGCGGCGCCCTGGTCAGTTCGGGCCGCTCGATGCTGGCCAAGCTGATCGACAACAAGGGCGAAATTTTCTTCGGTGGCTCGGGCGGTTCAAGCGAGCCGGCGGACAGCCTGGAAGCCAAGATCGAAGCGGCCGTATTGGCCATGTTTGCCGTTGAGCCTATGCGCGCCGACGTGCTGCGGCTGGAGTACGGGGCCGGGTGGTGGCAGGTGGCTGCGCGCCGCCGTATTGAAGGATACGACCCGCGCGGGGTGGGGCAGTTTGAGAACGCCGACGCGCTGGGGATTAGTTTGCGCACTTACCGCCGAAGGCTGGCAGAGGCGCGGGAAACCATCGAGACGACCCTGGGGGCGCAATGACACTTCACCCGCTGTTTTCTGGTTTCAAGGGCAAGGACTGGTCGGCAGTCGGCGCCGCCCTGGGCTTCACTGTTCAGGTGGCCACGTTCCGCGCCCCATCGACCTGGCGCGACAAGCCGAATCTTAGCGCCCTGGTTGACCCGCGCTTCGCTGCCATCGGCTTTCTTTTCGCTGGCTGGTGGAGCGCCCCGGGTGTGCATTGCCTTATGTACGTCAAGCCGAGGGATGCGACCGCCCTGGCTTGGTGGCTGATCGGCCTGGGCGAGCGCGCCCAAGAGAAACAGGGCGGGATTCTGGCCAGCGACTTCTATTCGGGTGCTTCCGTGCTGCAAGACCTCGAAGCCGGCGCCTATATCGCGGCGGGTGACAGGCTGGAGGGGTGGCCGCGCGTCACGCCTGATCAGTCCGCGCTGTTCGTCGAGGCGTTCGCGCTGCTGGTGGATGGCTTCGCCCTGCATACCAATAACGAGCCTTGCCGCCATCGGCTGGAGTGTGGCGCATGAGTGCCGGCGAAGTGGTGGACCTTGAGCCTGGCCAGGGCGTGGTTTATGTCGACGATATGCCGCTCTGTTTCGTTACGCATAGCGTCGACTATGGGGTGATGACCGCAAGCGAATCGAATTTCGTAAATGCTCAAAAAGAGCAGCCCCTGGCGACCATGCTGGAAGACTTGCGCGCTTTGGTGGCGGACGGTGAGGTGCTGAAGCGCTCGACCTACTCCGACCATTGCGTCGCCCGTGTGCTCGATCACGTCGAGCAGCTGCACGCGACGATTCGCCAGCTGGCCGATGTGGTCGGGGCCGACCCCGCTGGGTTCGGTGCCGGAATGGTTCGGCTGATCTATAGGCAGTTGGCCGCCTTTGAGTCGCCTAAAGCCTGAACAAATAGCAAATTAGCGATTTAGCGAAATAGGCGCGCCCGTGCGTCACGGGTTCGCTTTGCCTGAAGAAAGACCCAAGCCGTCCGCCGACCAACTGGCGGGCGTTACCGAGGCCCGCAACATGTCTAAAACACTGCAAGTCCAGTTGTCCGACGCGGCCATTAAGAAGCACGCCGCCGACCTCGATGTCGCCGAGCTGAAAGACCCGCGCCATCCGCTGCGGTTTCGTTACCGTCACGACCGCTCGCGTGGAAGCTGGCATGTGGTTACCTACGACAGCGGCGCGCACTGGAAGAAAGCCGGCAACTGGCCCGACGTATCGGCCCGCCTGATGCTGGAGTCGCTGCCGAAGGTGCTGCAACGGCTAATGGAAGAGCGCGCCGCCGGGGCTACGGTTGACGGTTGGCAGCTGGTTGGCCAGGTGCTGGAGTGGTACGCCGGGCGGGTCGAGGCTGACCGGGTGCTTTCCCCTGAGCGCCGCTCGACAATTGGGTCGGCCATTCGCCTGCATTTACGCCCGGCCCTTGGCCTGGTTCGCCTGGCTGATTTGAATAAAGCGACCCTCGACGATGCGCTTTATATGCCGCTGCAATCTGCCGAGTACAGCGCCGCGCATATCAAGTCCGTGCTGAGCATCTTAAAACGCGCGTTTCGGCTTGCGTTGCGCCAGGGGCGAATCGCTGTCGATCCGCTTGCGTCGGTGACCTATGGCGACTTTAACAAAGCCAAGATCAGCCCGAAGGCGGCGCGCCTGCGTCATATCGCGGTGTCAGATCTGCTGGCGTCCTGGGCGGCGGCTTTCGATCAGGTGGCGGCTGACATCACTTTCGCCGTGCTAATGCTGTGCCACGGCACCCGAATCAGTGAAACCCGAAAAGCCAAGTGGCAAAGCATGGACCTTGTCGCCGGTGAGTGGGTCATTTATGCCGGCGACAACAAATCAAAGCGCGAGCATGTTTTGCCCCTGACGGTGCAGGCCGTGGCGTTACTGACCCGCTATCGAGAGTGGCAGCGCGCCAGGGGCTATGCGGGGGCCTATCTGTTCCCGGCGCCGACCCGTTCCGGTAAGCCGATCAGCCGTTCGCAGTCTTTCGACATCTTCACCCGCTTAGGTGCCGGGGAGTGGACCAGTCACGACCTTAGAAAGTTGGCGGCCACCCTTTGGATGGAACAGGGGACCGACAGCGACATCGTGACCATGTTGCTCAATCACGCCCGGGGCAATCTGCGCTCGACCTATGTGCAGACCCACGCCCCGGCCCTGAAGCGCGCCGCCCTGGCCCGCTGGCATGACTGGCTAGACACCCAAGGTTTTTTATTGCTTCACGACTCGACAGCAGCAAGACGCGCCGGCCAGCCATCCGAAGCCGAGGCCGCTGACTGGCTGGTTTGCCAGCCGAATTAACAGACGTATTTCATAAGAGGATTTGAACGATGCGGATTCCACGGAAAAACAGCGACACCCTGATCGTCATGGGCGGCAAGTCGGGGGCGTTTTGGTTAGGTTTCTATGCCGCCCTGGGGGTGATCGTGGCCGGCTTGTTCGTCCTGGGCGTCAGTCGGTGGGTGCGCCTGGCCATGGGCTGGCTTTCGCAGTGGTGGGGGGCTTAATCGTGACGGGTCACAGCGAAGAAAAAAGCGCGGATGCGCTGAAGAAAGCCGCCCAGCGCGAACGGGATGCCGAAGCCGGTATCGTCGAAGTCGAGGTCAGGCTAGGGCCGGTCGAGGCGGCCATGCTGCGGGATGGCCAGGAAATCCGGGGCGGTGCGGGCGGCCCCTACACCCGGACCGAGTACATCGCGACGCTGATTCGCCGCGACAATGCGCTGTTGCAGCAGCAGCGCGGCACGCTGGAAGGGCGGGTGTGCGGAAATTGCCTAAAGCCCTTGCCGCGCGGCTGTGGCGGCACTTGGGGGCGTGAATCGCTCTGCGAGTTCGCCCAGGTCGACCGCGCCCTGAAGCTGTGACGGGGTACGTTTAAAGCGGGTTGACAGGGTGGCGGTTTTACACGTTTAGTGTTTTCAACACTAAACGTGTTGACAGCCCTTGGCAGTTCCCCGTAGGCTTTGCCCCATCGTGGTGTTTTTGCGGACACGGCGACCATCAGCGCACAAACCTTTGACCCCCGGCCCTAACAGGTCGGGGGTTTTTTTATGGGAAAAATAATCGTGACCGATCACGTCGACCCGTCCACCTTGGTCGCCAAGGCGACGCCGCCTCTGGCCTACGGTGCCGCAACCCTGGCGGGCCTTAGTATCGAGCAATGGATTAGCGTCTTGACCGTCGTCTATCTGGTGTTCGCCATCATCACCCTGATTTTTCCGGGCTGGCGTGTGGCCGTTGTTTCGTGGTGGCGCAAATGGCGCGGGTGAAGCTACCGGGGGCCATCCTGGCGGCGGTCCTGGCGGGTGGTTCGGCGCTTCAGATAATGACCGCCGCGACCCCCGTTCTAGAGGGCAATCCGCTGGTGGCCTATCAGGACATGGGCGGTGTCTGGACTATCTGCGGCGGCGTTACCAAGGGCGTCAAGCGCGGCGATGTTGAAACCGTCGCGGGCTGTGAGCGCCGCAACGCCGAGGCCATCGCCATCGGTCTGGCTGACGTTAAACGCTGCGTCGGCGCTGCTGCTGTCGAGCGCTGGCCGCAAACGATGCAGGCCGGTCATGGCCTGTTTTCGTACAACATCGGCGGCCCTAAATACTGCGGCTCTACCCCGGGCAAGGCCGCCAAGGTTGGCGACTTCGCCAGGGCCTGCGCGGGTATCAGCAAATGGCGCTTTGTTGCCGGCAAAGATTGCGCGACCTCGGGCACGTTCTGCCCTGGGATCATTCAACGGCGCGCCATCGAGCGCACCTTATGCGAGTGGGAACTATGACGCGCGCCCTGTTGAATGTTGCCCTGTTTTTGGTGGCTGCCGCCCTGGCGGTGAGCGCCGCCCCGCTGGAGTTTGTATGAGCGAATCCTGTAGCAGTTCCAAGCTGACCGCCGCCGACATCGCAGGGGTCGCACGCATGCAAATGCGTCGCGACATTGACTCTTACCGTGCCCGGGCGTTCTGGCAAAAGGCGCTTGCCGATGCTGACCATGCTGCTGTCGTGGAAGGCTTGGTGCTGGCCTTGTCTGGCCCGGCGCCGGTGACGCAGACGGTGACCCTTAACGTGCATGTTTCGCCAGGCGTTGACGCCGCTGAAGTCGGGCGCCAGGTCGCGCACATGCTGGATGTTCAGGGGGTTTGCTGATGAACCTTTACGCATTGGGCGCCGCGCTGCTGATTGGCGTGCTGGCCCTGTGGCGCATCGACGCTGCCGAGAACGCCCAGGCCCTGGCCGAGCAGTCCGTGACGCATAACGCCGCACTGCTGGCGAGTGAGCAGGCCCGCACAGCTGAGCAGTCGGAGCTGATCGCTGACCAGCGCGACCAGATGGGCCGCATGACTGACGCCGACAAGGCGTTCCGCGCCCTGGCGCAGACCATCACCCGTGACGGCGCGGCCACCCGCCAGACCCTTCAGGAGCTGAAAGAGAATGACCAAGCTGTCGCTGAGTATCTGCGCGGTGCTGTGCCTGCTGTGTATGGGGTGCAGTTCGAACGCCCCGCAACAACCGATCCACTCGACTACAAGCCCCGCGCAGCCGTGTCCGCTGGTGGCCTGCCTGCTTCCAGCGCGGCCGGCAATCCTGAGCAATGACCAGTGGGCACCCGCCTTGCTCGACGCTGAAGACGCGCTGAAGACGTGCGCCGCTCAGGTGCTGTCGTGCATCGAGCAGCAGGGGCCTGCCCGCCCGTCGCCCTTGGCCCCCATGGGTCTGGGTCCCTCTGGCGGGTAAATCGCTGACTACGGTCGTCAGGCCCGCGCGGCTCGCGAATTTTTCGGTTTTCGGAAAACCGCGCCCTTCTTCCACCTTTATCGTTCATTTTTTGAACAGCCAGCGGCGCGCAGCCCTTGAAATTCCTGGCGCGGTGTGCGCCGAAAAAAGGCGGCAAGGTGGACAAATAGGCCAAACGCTCGGCCGCCCCTTCGCATTGGTCGCCCTATGCCGCTGATTCTGAATAAACGCGAGTACGCCGACGCCCGGGGCATGTCCGAACGGACGGTCACGCGCTGGCTTGCCGAGGGCCTGCCGCATGAGGGCAGCGGCAAGAAGGGCGACCCCCTGCGAATCGACATGGCCAAGGCGACCGCCTGGGAAATTGCCCGGGAGGTGGCCAAGCAGCTGGGCGACGGCCGTTCGGTCGACGGCGAGACAACGACCAAAGAACAGGAAGAACTGTTGAAGCTGCGCGCCGACCGCAAGACGCGGGAGGCTGAAGCCGAGTTGCGCGCCCTGGAGCTGGGCGAAAAGAAAAAGACCCTAATCGACATCGACCTAGTCGAGCAGACCCTGGCCAGCGCCTTGACGCAAATGGCGATGATTCTGCGCCCGGTCGGCCGCAAGGTGATCCCCAAGGTGTTCACCGCGCGCAACGAAGCGGCGGGCTTGCAGATTTTCGACGACGAACTGACCCGGGCCATGTCGGTCGCGGCCGACATGCTGGAGGCGTTAGACATCCATGCCGCACCGTCTGAGGAAGATTCTTTCGAGGGCGGCTAAGACCTTTCGGCCGCCACCACTACGCGCGGCCTGGAAGTGGGCAGACGACAAGCGCATCTTGCCGCCTGGCAGTCCCGAGCCTGGCCCCTGGAACAGCAACCGGGCGCCCTGGGTCAAGGGGATTACCGAAGCCATCCGCGACCCGCTGTTCAAGATGGTCACCGGCGTGATGGGCGCGCAGATGTCGAAGACCGACGGCGTGCTGTTGAACGCTGTTGGCTGGCGGATGGATGACGACCCCGGCCCTGTTCTGTATATCGGCCCGACCCGAAAGAACGTCGAGTCGGTAAGCAAAGACCGTTTTTCGAAGCTGCTGAAGTCGGTGCCGTCGCTGTTCGAAGCCCTGGCCAAGGGCAAGAAAGACACGATTAACGAAAAGTTTATCAATGGTCAGCGCATCGGCTTCGGCTGGGCTGGCTCGGCGACCGAACTGGCGTCGCATCCGTCGCGCGACGTGTTTGTCGACGAACGCGACCGCATGGGCAACAACGTCGGCGGCGAAGGCGACCCGGTCGCCCTGGCAGACGCGCGAATCTCCAACTTCATCGACGGCAATGTCACCGTCGTGTCGACGCCGACTTATGGCAGCGTCGAGACGGAAACCGACGACGAAGGGCTAGAACGCTGGAAGCCTTCGGACGAAGTCAATTCGCCGGTGTGGAAGCTGTGGCAGGAAGGCACGCGGCATGAATGGGCCTGGCCTTGCCCTGGGTCGAAGTGCCGCCGGTACTTCATTCCGCGTTTTGCGAGCCTGTACATACCGGACGGCGCGACGCCAAAGCAGGCGCTTGACGGCGCCCGGCTGCACTGCCCGCACTGCGCGGCGGAAATCGCCGAAGAGTCAAAAGAGTGGATGAACGACCGGGGCGTTTTCGTTGCCCCGGGTCAGCGCCTGGTCGGCTTCACTGACGATGGCGCGCAGATCGAACAGGGCGGCGTTACCGTCACGGTCGCATTTGGGACCTACCTGGCACCGCTGGAAGCGGACAGCTCGGCGTCGTTTTGGGTATCCGGTTTGTGTTCGCCCTGGCAGACCTTTGGCCAGCGCGCGCGCAAGTTCGTCGTAGCCATGCAGTCGGGCGAGCCTGGCCGTATGCAGGCGGCGATAAATACCGCGTTCGGCGAGCTGTACATGGTCAAGGGCGAGGCGCCGGCTTGGCAGTCGGTCGCAGCCCTGCGCCGGCCCTATGCGTTCGGCGAGGTGCCGCGCGGGGTGCAGCTGATCGTCTGCGGCGTCGACGTGCAAGGCGACCGCCTGGTCTATGTGGTGCGTGGCTTCGGTTACAACTTTTCGTCGTGGCTGATCGAGCACGGCGAGATTTGGGGCGATACCGAGCAGGAACAGGTGTGGCAAGACCTGGGCCAGCTGTTAGAAACGACCTACGAAGGCCGACCGATTGCCCGCATGCTGGTCGACTCTGGCTATAAGCCCGGCGGCAAGGCTGCGCCGGTACACATGGTTTACCAGTTCTGCCGTCGCTACTACGGCCGGGCGATTCCGACCAAGGGCCGGCAGCAACAGGACAAGCCCTATAAGTTCGCCGAGGTGGATCAGAAGGGCCACGAACGTCAGCCGCTGAAGCTGATGCACGTCCATACCGACCACTTCAAGAGCTGGGTACATGCCCGCATCGTGTGGCCGGTCGAGCACGCCGGTGCGTGGTTCATCGCGCAAGACGCGTCCGACGACTACTGCCAACAAGTGGTCGCCGAGGCGCGCCTGGTCACCCAGGCCGGGCGGGTGTTCTGGCACAAGCTGCGCACCGATAACCACTATTTCGACGCCGAGGTTTTGGCGGCGACGGCGGCCCATCTTGAGCAGGCACACCGCCTGCCGCGCCTGGGGGACGAAATGCTAGACCAGTCGGACGAAACCGCGCCGCAAGCAACCGACACGCCAGCGGCGCCAGACGGCGCGCCGGTGAAACAGAAACCAAAGCCCCCACCGGAGCCGGCGCCGCCGGCGGCTAAGCGGAAGAAACGCCGACGGGGAGCAGTGAGCGAGTGCCAGATATGAGCCGGAACCGACAGGCGATTCGCGCGGAAGTGGCCGCCATCGACAAAGCGATAAATGCCGTGCTGGAAGGCGGGCAAAACGTCGAGGTGACGACCGCCGCCGGTACGCGGAAAGTTCAGATGGCCGACCTTAAAACGCTGTACGCACAGCGCGACCGCCTACGGCGCAGCCTGCGCGGTGGGCCGGTGGCGCGACAAGGGATTCCGATATGAGGCCAAACGTAGTCGACCGCTTTGTCGGCTTCTTTTCCGCTGCGGCGGGACTGGAGCGCGCCCGGGATCGCATGACCCTAGACGCCCTGGATTCCTTCGCCGGCGCCTCGAAAAGTCGGCCAGCGCTGAAATCGTGGTTTACCTCGAAAAAGGACGCCGACGGCGACCTTAACCCCGAGCTGGCGACCCTGCGTTCGCGCTCGCGTGACCTGGAACGAAACAACCCCATCGCCCATGGCGCGATGAAAACCAAGACGGTCTATGTGATCGGCACCGGGCTACGCCCCGAACCGAGCATCGACGCCGAGTTCCTTGGGCTTAGCTCTGAGCAGGCCGAGGTGCTACAGGCGCAAATGCTGCGCGAGTTCAACCTGGCCGCCGATTGCCTGGAGGCTGACGCCGCACGGCGCAAGACTTTCTATCAAAAGCAGGCCGAGCTGTTCCATAGCGCCCGGGTCAATGGCGACGCGTTCCTGTTGCTTCCGCACTTTGAGCGTGACGGGTCACCGTATGCGACGCACTTTCAGTCGGTCGAGTCCGACCGCGTGTGCAACCCGAACAACAAGCCCGACAGCGAAACCATGTCGGGCGGTTTCGAGCTGGACGAACACGGCGCAGCCGTGGCGGTGCATGTCTTACAGACAAGCCCGTCTAAGCGCTTCCTGCGGTCTAAGGCGACCTGGCAGACGGTGCCGCTGTTCGGTGAGAAAGGCCGGCGCAATGTCCTGATTCATTCGAATCACAACATGCGCGCGGGTCAGACCCGGGGTATTCCTGACCTGGCGCCGGTGATCGAGGTGATCAAGCAGGCGGGTCGCTACATCGACGCCGAGCTGATGGCGTCGGTGATCAGCTCGAAATTTACCGTGTTCATCAAGTCCGACCGTGACGGCGGCGGCGGTGATCCCTATGCCCCAGGTGGTGGCATGGGTGGCGGTGCGGCGTCGGATGATGACGATGACGACGAAGCCCGCGACCTGCGCTTAGGCGACGGCCTGGTCTATGAGCTGGACGAAGGCGAGAGCATCGAAACCGCCAACCCTGGCCGCCCTAATGCGGCCTTTGACCCGTTCGTGACGGCGCTCTGGCGCATGATCGGCGGGGCGATTGGCGTGCCGTTCGAAGTGCTGATCAAGCACTTTACAGCCAGTTACTCGGCCAGCCGCGCGGCGCTGTTGCAGTTCGCGCATTACATCATGGTCGACCGCGCGAATTTCGTGGTTGACGTGTGCCAGCCGTATTACGAAACGGTGATCGCCGAGGCGGTCGCGCGCGGTCGTCTGCGCCTGCCGGGGTTCTTTCAAGACCCGCTAGTCCGTCGCGCCTACTGCCAAGCACTTTGGCATGGGCCGAACTTTGGCGAGCTGGACGAGCTGAAGGCGGTGAACGCGGCCGAGAAACGCTTGAAAATCGGCATCACCACAAACGAACGTGAAACCCGGCATTTGCTCGGCCAGGGCTGGGAACAGATCAATAACCGCCGCGTTATCGAAGAGCGAAAGAAGTACCGGCAGGCGCCGGCGGCTGAGCCGCCAGACAGCGCCGCCAAAGCCGATGAAGACAGCCCCGAAGGCAAACGCCAACGGGGCTTTTTGTTGCCAGGGGGTGACGAATGAAAAAGCTGATGGCCTTGCAGTTCCTGGCCTCGCAAGCCTGGGCGCTGCCGCCGACGATGCTGGCCGACATGCAAGCCATCGCTATGCGCGAGGTCGCCGCCGGCCGTTGGGAGGCGCTAACTAAGCAAGACGGGGAGTCGCTGAAGGCGGCGCCGATTGTCGAGGTTCGCGATGGCGTCGCCCTGATCAAGGTGCGCGGGGTGGTTTCCCGTTATGCCAGTTGGATGCACGACATCTGCGGTGGCACCTCGACCGAGGCGCTAGCCAAGGCGCTGTCGGCGTCGATTGAAGACCCGAAAGTCCGCGCTTTGGTGCTGTGGATCGACTCGCCAGGTGGCCAGGTCAATGGCCTGAACGAAATGGCGGAAATGATCTATCAGGCCCGAGGCCGGAAAAAGGTCGTGGCCTATGTCGGCGGTCAGGCTTGTTCGGCTGCCTATTGGATGGCTTCGGCCTGTTCCGAAGTGGTGATCGACGCGACCGCCGAGCTGGGTTCTGTGGGCACTGTGGCGGGTTTTGTTATCCGTCCAGCGCTTGAGGGCGAGCAGCGCATCGAAATCGTGTCGAGCAATGCGCCGAATAAGCGCCTAGACCCGACCAGCGAGGAAGGCCAGGCCGCTGTTCAGACCGTCGTTGACGACCTCGAAGCGGTATTCATCGACGCCACGGCCCGAAACATGGCCGTGACGCGTGACAAGGTCCTGGCCGACTTCGGCAAGGGCGGCACCTTTATCGGCGCCAAAGCAGTTAAGCAGGGCCTAGCGCACCGCCTCGGCAGCCTGGAAGGGTTGATCGCTGAGTTAAGCGGCCGACAGCAAGCCCGCACCATTCCACAAACCAAGGCGCAAACCGCCGCCACGAAAAACCTAGGAGCAAGCACCATGCCTCTGACTATCGCAGAAGGGGCGACGGCGGCCGCCGTCGCCGAGGCCCTGAAGGCTCAGCACCCGGAAGCCTTCGCCGCTATCGCTGCCACCGGCAGCACTGACATGGAAGCGGCCGTCGAATCTGCCCGCCAGGCTGGCCACGCCGCCGGCCGGCTGGAGGGTTACGCCGAAGGCCATACCGCCGAAACCGCCCGCGTCGCCGAGGTGTTCGCGGTCACCCTGCCCGGTCACGAAAAGCTGATTCAGTCGCTGGCCGTGGACGGCAAGACCACGGGCGGCCAGGCCGCCGCGCAGATCATCGCCGCCGAGAAGAAGGGCGGCGCCGACTATCTGGAAGGCGCCGGTAATAGCGAGGCCAAC